CACAAGTCGGAAAACGATGTGGTGAGGATCGACTACACGGTCAAGGGGTTCGGCTACGGATACCGCAACCGGACCATATCATCGGGTTCGGTCGATTCGTTCGATAAATTAGTCGACGCGGTCCTGATGGAGCCCTTTCCGTGGTCCGACCCGGACAAAAAAGAAGAAACGCTCGCGGTGGTCAGGATATTTATCGATTCGGGGTACAAGCCGGACGATGTGTGCGATTTTTGCAGGATGTATCCGGGCATCGCGTTTCCCACGAAGGGCACGGACAACCAAAGGACCCCGCTTGCGATCAGCAGGCAGGACAAGGACCCGCCGGAGATAAAGGCCAGGTACCGGGGCCTTTTGCTTTACCTCGTCGATACGACCTACTTCAAGAACCAGGTAACAAGCTGGGCCGACGCCGAGCCTACGGAGCCGCGGTCGACGGTCTATTACGCGGAGGTCCCGGACAGGTATTTTACCGAGTTCGCCAACGAAAAGCGGGTAAAGGTCCGGGACAAAAAAACCGGCATCGAAAAAATGGTATGGCGTCCGGTAGCCGCCGGCAGGCCGACACATGCGCTCGACATCGAAGTATTAGCGGCGGCCGCGGCGCACAGTATCAAGGTCTACCTGCTGCGACCGGAGAAGGCCGACGGCGGCGCCGAAAGGAAGATCCCCGCGGCGATCACCCGGATGATGGAAAAAAGGGACCGGCCGGCAAAGCAGCGCAGGCCGGCCGACGACCAAGATGATTATGAGATACCCGAACTGGATCTGTAAATGAGCGATGATATTTTCGAGGATGTCCCGGACCTGAGCTCCGACGATGAGGGCGTCAGAAGGCATCGGCGGCTCGTGACCGTAAGGCCGAAGCCGAAGGCCGCGGCGGTCTTCGACGGTGTCGGGATAAAGACGGTGTACTGGCACGTGATCCGGTGTCCGTATTGCAAATCGAAAAAAGTACCGGTGTGCCATACCAACCGTCCGATCCGTTATCATAAATGCGTCGATTGCGGAGAAACATTCAAATCCGTGGAAAGATAACTATTGACTGCGGCGCAACCGCGGCCTATTATATTGAAAATGAATTAGCACAGGAAAAAGGAGAATCTAATGAACATCGTAATTGAAGTGTTTGCGTTTGTCGGTTTGCTGGTTACTATCCGGAAGATATGGCATTTTTTGCGCATCTGTTGGATTTGCCGCCGGGCAAAAGGCTCTGGTTTTTCAAACGGCGATAAGGTCATTATCGAGGGAACGGAAAATTACAACGGGCCGGCGTCAGTTGAAAGAAGCCGGTGGGCCGATGAGATGAATATTCATCGAAAGGGCAAGGCAAACGGGCGGTGAGTAATGGAAAAGAAAAAACAAAAAACGTTCGATGATCTGGAATTTACAACAAGCCCGTTTTCAGAAAGGGATGAACAGGCAAAGCTGGAATTTGAGAATGGTTACGGAGTTCGCGTGACAAACTGTGACACTTATAACCCGGAAGAACCCGACCTACTTTTCCGAATTGCGGTTACGAAGGATGACCGGATGTGTTGGGAAAAGTCACTTCCCATCGTTACAATTGCTGGTGAGTGTTCGCCTGAGCAAGTAACGGAAATAATGAAACAGGTTCAGGAATTGAAGCGCAATCCATTAAAAGAAGGTGATAAATAACGATAAGCCGCAGGGATTTTTAAAGGGGGGCTGCAGTGCTCGCGGTTCCCGGCAGGGCAGTCGATATTACAGAGGAATCGGAGGATGTTTCCGTATACAGGGAATGCGAAAAGGTAAGCGCAACAGCCGAAGGACTCTTGGCAGCATCCGGATTCGAATCACGAAAAGAAATTGAAAGCGAAGCACGATCAGTATGGGAAAAGTATCGATCCGAACACAAAGGCGGTAAGTAATGGGAAATCAGAAATCAGGGACTGATCTGTGTCAATCTGTGAAATCTGTGGCAAAATCAGAAATCAGAAATGACGCATACCCAAATTTAAGCAGGCTAAAACCAACTCTTTAAATCACTACATCACACTCTTTCTTTGGAATTTTTCACAAATTTTCCAAAATATGGCTTTCCGAGCCAAAAACAGGCAATAAATCTTCATGTTGTTACCAGATACTGGTAAGCAGGGGATTGTCTATTTTTCGGCAAATCCATATTTTAGGGGTATGTCAGATTCAATTGCAGAGTTAGAGGTCCAGCTTACGGCGGTCCGGGCGGCGATCACAAAGGTCCTGACCGGCGATCAAAGCTACACGCTTGACGGCGATACCTTCAACCGGCCGAACCTCAAAACCTTATACGACCGGGAAAAAAGCCTGATCGCCCGGATCGACGGGGCGACAAACGGCACATCGACACTGGCCCACTTTTAGGGATGAAGATGGCAAGGAAGCGAAACAAAAATACCGGCGAAAAAAGAGGCGGCGCCCGCAGCCTGGCGGACAGGACAGCGGCGGCGATCGATAAATTCGTGTATGTTGTCAGTCCGCAACGCGGCGTCATGCGCGCCGCGGCCCGGCAGTACTACGATGTGTTAGACGGGGGCTACACGCGCAAGCCGAGAACAAAAAGCGGGACCACCGGCGACGTGGAGCTTACCGAGATGACATTGGCCGAGCTGCGGGACAAGGGCAGGGACGCCGGGCGCAACAATCCGATCGCCAAGGGCCTTTTAAAGGTCCAGACAACAGGCGTGATCGGTTCGGCGATCCCGATACAGGCCAGGACATCTGACAAGGGATGGAATGAAAAGGCCGAAAAACTCTGGAAAGCGGAGATGATCGATCGGCCCTGCGATGTGACGGGCAGGTATAACTTTATACAGTATACGCGGAAACAGTACAAATCGAGTCTCAGGGACGGGGACAGTTTATCGCTGCTTTTAAAACACGCGCTGCAGGCCTGCGAGGGTGACCAGTTAGGGACACCCTGGTCGAAGCTGCGGGAGTTTAAAAACATCGATGTGGTTAACGGCATCGCGGTCAGCAAAAAGACCGGCAGGGTGATAGGCTACTTCATAGGCAAGCCGGACAAATGGGGGTTCATAAAACCGGAATCGGTCCGAAGGTATACCGCCGAAGTCGTACATCACATGTTCAACGCGGACAGGTTTTCGCACTCACGGGCCGAGCCGATCTTTACCAGCTGTTTCAGGGAGCTGGAGCAGCTGAACAAGTATATCGAGGCCGAGCAGGTCAAGGCGATCGTCAACGCCTGCTACGCGATGTTTGTCTCACGAACGGAGAACTACGGCCTGCCGACCGAATACTTAGAAGGCGCCTCAGCCGACGGCATTGACGATGAGACGAAAGAGCGGTACGAGAAATTGAAACCCGGAAAGATCATGTACGGCAGGCCCGGCGAAACGGCGATCGGGATCGGTCCTGCAAGTCCGGGGATGAACTTCGACCCGTTCGTGATGCGGATGCTCGGCATCATCGGCCGGCCGATGTGTATGCCGCTGATGTTAGTAAGCGGTGATTTTTCCGGGGCGACATATATGAACGCCCGGCTGGCCTTAGATTCGATGAGGGACAGCTGGAAGGACGAGCAGGAAGAGGTGGTCAAGCCTTTTGTCAGCAGGGTCTGGCGGTGGTTTATTTTGCGGATGATCGACGAAGAGAAACTTGGCGACCGGCAGGATAAATTCGCACACGAGATATTCTGCCGTAGATGGCCGTATGTCGATCCTTTCAAAGACGCAAGGGCGGACCAGATAAAACTTACGAACAGGACGGATAATCGGACGAATATCTGCGCGAACCGCGGCGATAACTTCGAGGACGTTAACGCGACACGCGCCGCCGAGGACAAGGCGATCAGGGACCAGGGCGTCATATTGGCCGACGACAACAGTAAGGGCCAGTCGGCGAAGAAAATGGAAAACATCGCACGCGGCGTCCGGGCGGGTGTGCCGATAACGGTGGCTGAGGCGAGGGCCGAGCTCGGGTTCGTCCCGGAACCGGAAAAGGGCCAGACACTGCTGAGGTTTAACGATCAGGATGTACTTCAGTATCACATAGAAAACGGTGTGCTGACAATAAACGAGGTCAGGGAAGTATTAGGAAAACCGAAAGTGCCGTGGGGCGATGTGCCGGTAAGAAAGACCACGGTAAGCACGGTGGATGTGAAAAACCAGGAGGGCGATGAAGATAACAAAGATGAGGACAAAGAGGACAAGGATAATGAATAAAAAATCAGTGAAACCAGTGAAATCTGTGGCTGAATCAGAAGTGCCTTTGTGCCTTTGTGCCTTTTAAAATCTCTGTGTCCTCTGTGGCAAAAAAAAGGGACCGATAAAATGACAAAACGAATTAACACAATAGTCGCGGAAATGCAAAAGGAGGTCTGGGCGATGGAGGCGAGGGCATTGGACTCGCATTTTCTACAGTTGGCCGAACTCGAAGTATCTTCCGGCCGGGATT